GTACTGAGTTACATTATTTTTATTATCCAGTGTCAATTGTTCAAGGCGTTGCAGCTACTTTAAACGCTACATTTACTGCTGGAACCTTATATACACCGGGTTTATATCAAAACATTCCATTGACTGGCGGCTCTGGTTCGGGCGTTACTTGTGACATTTTGGTCAATTCTAGCGGTAACGTAGCAACTGTCACATTACAGAATGGCGGTAGTTTTTATCAAGCTGGTGACGTTTTAAGCGTAGCATCAGCCAATATTGGTGGAACTGGCTCTGGATTCTTAATCTCTATAGCCACTGTCAATAATGCCCAAGGTCAAAGCTGGCTTGGTGATAATTACGACCCTGTACTATTTTATGGCGCTATGCGTGAAGCAATGCTTTTCCAGAAGCAGGAACAGGACATTATTAAGTATTACGAAGATAAATACCAAGAAGCGCTTGGCGAAATGAAACGTCTTGGCGATACTTTAGAACGTGGCGATGCTTATCGTGAAACGCAAACAAAATTACCATATAGCAAAGCATGATAAAAATTACAAGACAAGAAGCCAAAAAACAAGGTTTACCAACTTGTTACGGTTCTTTATGCACAAAACATCCAGAGTTAAATGGGTTACGTAGAGTTTCTGGTGCATGCGTGGAATGCGCAAAATTATCTTTAAAAAAACGCAGAAAAGAAAATCCAGAAATTTATTTGCAATATAAAAAAAATGATTATATAAAATTAAAAAATAATTCTATATTATGGGCAAAAAAACTAGCTGATGATAAAAAATATCGTCAAAAAAATAAAGATAAAATTTATGCTGCACAACTTGAATGGAATAAAAATAATCCAGACAAAGTAAAAGCCATGTCAAAACGAAATCGTCAAAATAACAAAGCTACACGTCATGCATCAGTTGTTGCTAGAAGATTATCAAAAATAAACCGTACCCCCGCATGGTTAAATGATATTGACCGTGAACGTATTAAAAATGAATATAAACTTGCTGCTTTATTAAGCAAAATTGAAGGCGTAAAATGGACTGTTGACCATATTATTCCATTGCAAGGCGAATTGGTTTCTGGTCTTCATGTGCCATCAAATTTGCAAGTTATGAGGGCGTCCGAAAACTTTTCAAAAAATAATAAGTTTGAGGTTTCCTAATGCCAATAGTCCAAGGTCAAACCACCCTATTTAAAGCCAACATTTTGTCAGGTTTGGAGAACTTTACCCTGAGTTCTCCCTATACCTATAAGATTGCTTTATATAATGCGAACGCTAATTTAAACAATACAACTACTGGCTACACTTCAACTAACGAAGTTACAGGAAGCGGGTATACCGCTGGCGGTCAGGTTTTAACTATTTCCAATCCACCTACGCAAGATACGACCAATAATATTGCTTTTATCTCATTTAACAACGTAACTTGGACTGGAAGTATTACCGCACGGGGGGCGCTAGTTTATAATAGCACCACGGGAGCGGCTTGTTTTATATTGAATTTTGGTAATGATATTACTAGTTCAAATACATTTACCGTTACTTTCCCAACGGCAACATCAACCTCAGCAGTACTGACAATTAGTTAAGGAGTTTTACATGGAAAAATCGAATATTGGAGACATCAGTACCGCTGCGGTAACTCGTGGTGCTGGCTCTGAAGAGTTCTTGGGAATCCAAGGATATTATGACGTTAAATGCTATGACAAAGATGGCAATCTCAAGTGGGAAGATAAAGCTCCTAACTTGGTGACTGCCGTTGGTAAAGCAGCATTGTTTGATTATTATTTTGGTGCAACTGGTACTGGTGGCGGTACTGCTTCTGGCGCTAACTATCTTGGATTGGTAGGCAGTGCTTCTGCAACTGCTAACTATGTACAGTCTGACACAATTTCTAGCCATACTGGTTGGATTGAAGTGGGCGGTACAAACGCTCCAGCTTATACTGGTAACCGTCAATCACCAAACTGGTCTGCTGCAACCAACAACGGCTCTGCATCTCCAAGCAACGTAGTATCTAAAGCTGCTTCTGCTTTGACTTTCTCGATGACAAGTTCAGGCACAGTATTTGGTTGCTTTATTAACTCTGGCGCAACAGCCTCTGCTACTAAAGACTCCACTACTGGTATTTTGTACTCTGCTGGCAACTTTACTGGCGGTAGCAAAATTGTAGCCAACGGTGATTCACTAGCTGTTACTTATACTACTACAGCAACTAGCTAAGGAGTCCTAAATGGCTCTGGTGTTAGCTGATAGAGTACAGCAAACTGGTACAGCCAATACGACAGTAAGCTTTAGTCTTACTGGGTCGGTTGTTGGCTTTCAATCCTTTACCGTAATTGGTAACGGAAATACGACCTATTATTCTGCCACAGACCCTTCTGGTAACTGGGAAGTAGGTATTGGCACGTATGCCACAGGCGGAACACTAACTCGTACTACTATCCTAGCTTCATCTAACTCAGGGTCAGCCGTCACTTTTAGCGGTACAGTAAACGTTTTTGTAACTTATCCTTCTGAAAAGTCAGTCAATCAAGACGCCAATAATCTAGTAGCCATACCATACAATGGCGCTAGTTCCACCATTGGTTCTTTAAACGTGGGTGGCAGTACGGGAATCGCAGATACTGGATACATTGCTACTTTTGTAGGAAATGCTAGTACTTACGCTTATACGTTTACTCAAAATACCAATTCTGGAAATACCGCATATGCATCACATACTGTAGGTAATAATGCCTATGGTTCTACTGGCGCATATATTGATGTGGGTGTAAACAGTACAACATATAATGCTACTGCGGCTGGTTACCCAATTAATAGTCTTTCTTTACCAAATACGACCTTTATTGAATCCACTAATGGGGATATAGCAATTGGTTCATGGGGCGCTAACGCAGTTCACTTTGTAGTTAATGGAACCACGACTACCCAAGATGCACTGACAATTAGTTCTGCTGGAAACGTCACCACTCCTAACGTTTTAACTGGCGCAGAAGTGGTAGCAAGCAATGGTTTAATGGTTAATAGCAATACAGTTTCAGCTAGTTATTCAATACCAAGCGGTTCTTCAGCAACATCTGCTGGACCAATGACGGTGGCAAGTGGGGTTTCCGTAACAATTTCTAGCGGCTCTCGTTGGGTAGTCCTATAATGTTTGGAATCACGGCATTTGCTCAGTCTCCGTTTGCAACTTTAGGTGGAAACTCCTATTCTGTTGCTCTTTCTGAAGCAATTACTTTAGCTGATTCAATTGTAAGTACAGCAAGCTTTGCTGGGTCTATTTCTGAAAATATTACGGTTGCAGACTCTATTTCTGTAGCTGCTGCATTTGTTTCTGCCATCACAGAAAATCTTAGCCCTGCCGAGGCGGAAACAGTATTGGCTTCTTTTGTAGTTCAAATTACCGAAGGAACAATTACTGAAACGGATATAGATTCCGTTATTGCTACATTTAATGCCTCTATTAGTGAAGCAATTATTACCGAGACTGATGTTGAATCTGTTATTGCGACATTTACGGCAGCTATTGCTGAAGCCTTAACTGTAGCAGATTCTCAGACCGTTACGGCTGCTTTTGTAAATGCTATATCTGAAAACGTCAATATTGCGGATGTAAACGCTGTAGCAGCAACCTTTGCTAACGTTATTACAGAAAGTTTAAACGTTGCAGAAACAGAATCTGTAACCGCCACATTTGCTGGTTTAATTACTGAAAATAGCGGATTAGCGAATTCTCAAGCTGTTGCAACTGCGTTTATTGCAGCCATATCAGAGAATGCTGTCTATGCTGATGTAAAGAATACTACCGCAGCATTTAGCAGTTCAATTACAGAAAATATTGTTTATGCAGATGCAGTGGCGGCAACAGCAGCTTTTGTTGCAGCTATTACAGAAGCACTCAGCCCAGCAGATGCGCAGTCAGTGATTGCTAACTTTGTATCAAGCATTACTGAAGGAACTATTACCGAATCTGATATTGATACTGGTTCTTATCTAGTATTTGCCTCTATTAGCGAAGGTTTAAGTGCCGCTGATTCAGCAACCGCTATCCAAATATTTAATGCCACCATATCTGAGTCTGTTGCCTTAGCTGATGCTATCTCAGTTCTAAGAACGGCTAACGGTAGCGTTTATGAAGCAATTACGACTTTAGATGGACTAATTGCGGGTGGATGGTTTAAAATAGACGATAGTCAAACCCTGTCGTGGACTGCTATTTCCAATACCCAAGGAAGTGGCTGGACATCTATTTCAGATTCCGAAACACCAAATTGGGTAGTAATTAATAACAGTCAATAAGGAATTATTGTGACAACTACTTATTCACCTTCGCTAAAGCTGTCCCTGCTTGGTACTGGAGACCAATCGGGTACATGGGGCACGACCACTAATAACAACTTAGGAACCCTCCTAGAACAGGCTATCACTGGTGTAGCAGCGATTAACCTCAATAGCATCAGCGCTTATACCCTAACCAATTTAAACGGTGTATCAGACGATGCCCGTAATATGTGCCTTATTTTCTCTGGTACTCCTTCCGCTGCTCCGACTATCACTGCACCAGCCCAAAATAAGCTCTATGTAGTTGTCAATAATACGACACAAAACTTGACAATGGTGGCTTCTGGCGGTGTTACTTCTTTGGTCATTCCAGCCCTAACTACCGCCCAGTGCTATTGCGATGCTTCAAATGTGAGCGGGAACGGTATTGGATTTTATTCCGCCCAGACTACAGCGGCAGGAAACTGGAACGTTAACGGTAACTTAAAGGTTAGCGGAACAGCTACGATTACGGGCGAAATCTTTGGCGCAATTAGTAATTTGTATGGCGGAACAGCCTTAGCACTACCGTATCAATCCGCTCCCAATACGACAACTTTCACGCCCGCAGCCTCTTTAGTTGGCACTGCTTTGGTATATAATGGAACAGGGTTTGTCTGGAGTACAGTAGCTTCTGCGGTAGCTTCTGGCGCTATTTATGAGAACACAACCAACATTACCCAAAACTATACGATGACCACAGGAAATAATGGTGAGTCAGTAGGACCAATTACGGTGGCAAGTGGGGTTTCTGTACAAATTCCTAGTGGCTCTAGATGGGT